TATTTACAACTTTAACTATAGCTTGTCCACCTTGTGGGCAAGTATAAATTGTATTATCGCCCGATGATAAACCATTTTTCACAATATTTAAATAGGCTCTTGCCATTAACTTATAAACCAAGAAAAAGTCTCAGACTCTTCTCTAGTTTCCTCTGGTGTTTGTAAGCTGGTAAATATCCTTTGAATATCACCTACTAACCTTCTAAAATAGGATTCTTGATACTCTCTTTCCGGGAGCGGTAAAGTTGTTTTTGTTAATACTTGTTCAGGTGTTCTGCTCATCTTCTACCATCCGGTTTCATATCTAATCTTACTCCTCCCAATCTCCATTGTTGGCCTGTAGTAGTGCTTTCAAAACGAAAAGCAGCTTGTCTACTTCTGATGCGAGAATATAATTGTTGTGATCCCGTAGATCCGCTGTTACTTGCTCCCGTTTGAAATGTAAATGTTTGATCTGTTATTGGAGGATTCAAGCTAGATGAATAATCTCTTACTTTTACAATGATATTCATGTCTTGTGAAGCTGATGTTCCATAAAAATAAATATCTGGCAATATACGCCTAATAAACATCATTTGATTACCGGCTCCAATATCAATATCACTTGATTCAATATAAGCCGTCATTGCAGATCCATCGTCATCATCTCCAGTTTCTTGGTTATATATATAATTATTGGTTCCGGCTGCTATAGGATTAGTAACTGAAGTTCCTACATCATCCCAAGCTGTTCTATCCATTGTGCCTACAGCCCAAGTTCTTTCTACATAATTATAAGTTACATATCTATTTACTTCGGTAGAATCAGCACTTGGATAAAACCAAGACACTTCATTAAAGTTTTCATTTCTAGCAGCAAAAACTTTGTAGCGTTGTGACATATTAATATCGTTAAATACATAATTTCTTACACTACATGGCAAGGTTTGAACTGAACCGGTATACACATAAAAGTTTTCACTATCAGCAAAAAAGATACCATTATTAGCATTGATAGCTGCATTGGGTGATAAGATAGAAGTACCTTCATCCATCAAACTAAAATTAAAAACAAAATTTGTTCCAGAATAAGTCATGGCATATAAAGCTGTGTCGGTCCAAATTAATATTTCTTGTCTTGTTTTAATTCCTCCAATAATTTTACTACCAGATGATAGTCGATAATCACCAGCATTATTTTCATTTAATACTTGCCAGATATTTGGATTTTCTGTGTCAGACCAACGAATAAGCATAGGATCTTGTGTACTAGATCCTTGTTCATTAGCTCCTAAACAAATAACATGTTTACCAAGTTCACTAACAAGAACTTGTGTCGCTACTGTTGGTGCAAATCCATCCGCTCCGGCTTTAGCAGATAAAGCAACTGCCGGGGCAGAAACTCCACCTGATTTATCCCAATAATAAACACCGCCATTATTAACATTAAATACTAAATCTTCACCAAAATTATCTTTACCCCATAATCGTAATTGTTGGCCGTCTGTTAATGATGTAGCCGCATTACCCCATCCAATAAAAGTATCGGCTTGTTGAACAATAGCTCCAGCTGTATGTGTTGCGTCTTGTGTTCCTGATTGACCTCTTGTACAGCTTGTAAAAGATGTAGCTGTTAATGCTCCATAAGTTATTAATTCTTCATTAATTAATATTGTTCCTGTTACTGTAAAACCAGCAGTGGATACTACATTAATGGTGCTAGAGCCAGCATTATTAGTTCCGGTTGTAGTTGTTGATTGCACTCCTGTTTGTGTTCCACCAAAAAAACCAGCTCCAAAACCTACACCAGCTGTATAGTCTACTGAACCCGTGTTAATTTGATAAACAGCATTAACTGAACCACCTCCATTTACTGCTGAACTCGCAGAGGTGGCTACATTTATGGTGTAATTATCATTATCAATAATTGTAACTATCTGATGTTCTTTATTAAAATCTGCTGCTGGAACTCCGCCCACAGCGCCACTTCCTGAAAAAGTTACAAAATCATTTTGACCAGCATTATGGCCCGCATCAGTTACGGTAACTAAAGTAGATCCGTTAACAGTTGTAAATGGATTTGTTAGTGAAGAAGTTTTTCTCGTTGGCGTAATATCATTATAAGCTTCACCTTCTGATACATAAAATTTAAGATTAGTTCCAACACCTATATATTGACTTCCGTCAATAGCAGCCCATTGATTTAAGCTACGGCAAATTCCTTGAAAAGTATTACTTCCTCTTTTCTCCCAACCACCTATTTTTTCTGGAAAACCTGAACGAAATCTTACTTTGTCAGAATCATACCATCCACCCTCATTTGAATAGCGTGTTCCTTCTTTTATAACTCCAGGTTTGAATTGAACATTCTCTAACATTGTTTACCTTAAGTTGGGAATGATGCGCCATATAAATCTATACGAGATCCTGATTTTAAGGTGTTGCCACCTAATTCACTAAAAACTAAGCCATATACAGCAGTCGCATTTGCTGACGCTTCCTTTATATAACATTGACTTGTAGTACCTATATCACCAGTTGCTCCACCATCTTTTGTACACGTAGATTGAGCATTACCAGCAAAATTATTTCCTGAAGAGTATTGAGCATTTCTAAATAAATACATTGTTCCCTCAACAACTACTTCCGTTGATGATGAAGAAGGGACACTTCCAACAGCAATAACTCCTGTAGCTGCATTAGAAGATTTATTTGCATTTGATGTTACAGCGCCTCCACTAGCTCCTGAAACATCTTGGTAGATAAATGTGCTGTTAAATATGTTACTAGCAGATACTTGGCTACCAGCTGAATCGACTAAACCAACTCTAAATGTTGTTAAAGTTGTAGCATCAAAGAGTAACCGATAAGTAGCCCACCATACATCATAAGCAACAGATCCAAAAATAGTCATGGAATTTGCTCCACCACTTATAGCATTACCTACAGTTGACCATGCTCCAATTGTTCCAATATCAACAAACTGTAAATTTCCAGAACTGTTCATTTGTAAAATTTGTTCGGAAGTTCCAGAAGAACTAGGGAATTGATAACCACCCGTGCCACCTATAGTAAAATCATCGGTAATTGTTCTATTAGCAACATGAAGGGCAGAAGACGGATTAGCTTGTCCAATACCCACTCTATTATTTGTTTGATCTAATACTAAAGTATTTGTATCAAAGTTTAATCCATTAGGAATAGAAACAGCATTACCATTAATTGTTGTTGTATCTCCAGAGGCATCGCCTAAAGTGGTATTTCCATCTACGGCTAAATTTGTACTTACTGTTAAAGCTTGACTTGCTGTTACATCTTTAGAAAGAACCACGCTTCCCGTTCCGTTTGGAGTTAGCACAACATTGCCGTTTGTATCTGTAGAAGATATAGTATTTCCTGTAAAATTAATATTGTCTATATCTAAATCATCAGTAAATGTAAGAGCTGTATAAACATTAGAACCCGTTCCATATAAAATTGTTGTTTTACCATTTGGAATAGTGACACTTGTTCCTGTAGGCCCAGTTGTTCTTACTGCTATATTTTGTCCACCCGTTGTTCCATTTTTTACAACATATAATTTTTCTTGGGCTGGAATATAAATATTTGCTGTCGTGCCAATAGTTCCTTGAACATCAAGAACCATATTTCTTGATTGATCTGTTTGACCATTATTTGTTGTAAGAGTGGTATCTCCAGAAATAGTTATAACTTCATAACCAGCTATTGCTTGCTCTAATAAAGTTCCCATGTTTCGATTGGTGGTAGAACCCCATGTACCAGCTTGTTCCCCGGTAGCAATAAGTTCTAATCGTAAAGAATTTGAATATGTACTTGCCATTACGCTGCTATCTCCGTCCAACCTGGGGTTTGCGAATCGTCAATCACTTGCCACACATTAACAGCAGGTACTTGACCAGAAGAAATAAATCCTGTGGCACTCACTCCGGTTGGAGTAATAAGAGCTGTGCCTGTTACATTTACATCTCCAACTATACCAAAAACATTCATTCCAGAGTTATTTACTGGAATAAGTATAGATGCTTTAATTGTTACACTATTTAGTGCGGTATTTCCAATTATTTCAGCATTATAATCCATATCAAGCATGAAGCCCATGCCTGGGTGGCTTGCACAATAGACATACAGTTGTGGTGTAGAATCAGTAAGAGTAATTTCTACATAAGCTCCCGGATTACCAGCAACTCCATTAACTGTTACTCCTGTTGTATATTCCGTTCCTCCTCCGTGCGTTCCATCTGCTGTAGTAGAGAATCGTAAAGGATGAGTTCCAACAGAAGAGTCTGATAAATCAAAGCGATAGGTAAATGGAGGATGAAGACTATCAAGTGTAGTCTGCATAAAGTAATTTAAGTAATAAACATTACCACTACCACCGTTAGCAACTGTCACATTAAATGTTTCATCGCCTCTTGGTTTAGCTATAACATTACCTGCAACAACCGTTTCTTGCCCTAAATGAGCTGTTGCAGAAACTCCAGTTACTTCAGCAGTGATCGGTAAGACAGCTTCAGCCGTCCCTAACTCTGCTGTCATTAGAAGGTTAGTGTTATTAACGGGAACAAGAATACCTACAAAGACCGTTTCGTTACCTAATTCAGCAGTTGCCGATACACCCGTTGGGAAGACTATGACGCCCGCTCCTGCATTAACAGTTCCGATGGCTCCAGTTGCCTGAACACCCGTAACCTCAAACACCATGTCAAATTTGGTTGTAACAACTCCAAGGCCAGTTGTCCCGGCTACGCCTGTAGCGGATACAGTTACATTAACTGGCCCTCCTCCTGAAGTGGAAAAAGCGTCTTGTGCGTATGAGTCAAAACCAAATGCCATATTTTATTTTATCCTATTAATTAAGAAAATACGAGTATTTGGTTTTACTCCTATTCTTCTGATTTATATACAGGGGTTGGTTCAGCAGGAATTAAAGTATCTATTTCTGTATCTTCGTCCCATAATGTATTATTTTCATCTACAGGAGTTAAATTATCATCTTCTAAAAGACCGTTAGTAATAGTTCTTAAATTCTCTCTATATGCTTGAAATGCTGCAACAGATTCATCAGTTAAATTACTATCTAATAACTGCGTCCAATCAGTGCTAGGTATTCTAGCCTCAGCTGAACTTTTTAAACCATCTCTTCTCATTTGAAACCAAAACTTAATAAAATTTTCATGAAGTGATTGTCTATGAGCTAACTCTGAATCAGTCTCTGGTCTTATTTCTCTTTTACCATCATTTTCCCAATTACGAAAACTTATGTTTGATCTTTCTAGTGTCTCTTTTTGTGGTATTCCCATAATTATCTCCTTTAAATTAAACTATTGTTGTTGGTTTTATAATAGCATAACAAGTTGCTGACAAATAACAATAATTTCCGGGATCGCTAGTAGCACTATAACTATTAGTTCCTATATATATACCACCAGGAGTGCTTTGAGGCCAACCATCATCATTACTGCTCATCTGACTGCCACTAGGCCCAGTATTGTAACTTGGTCTTATATCCCAACCACCATCATCAGGTCTATAAGATGTACTAGCATCATTCATTTCTCTCCACACATGACTCCGTATATTAAATCCAGCAATAGCTGTATTCATCCATATTGAACCAAAAGCTAATGTGCCATTACCATTATTACTTGAATAACCAACATTTTGAACACCACTATAAGAAAAAACGCCACCTTGAGTGCATTGGCTAGTTCCGCTTGCACTTGTACCACTAGGCCCATACCATCTTGTTTGAGTTTGGCTATATTGAGTTTCCTGAAAAAGATAATCTCCAGTTTTATCTACTGGAGCAAAAGATGGATATTCAGCGCTTTGACCTAATGCTCCACACGACCAATCCACTTGATAACCTCTAACATTTCCATCAAAAAGGTAATTTGTTTGTAAATCTGCTGATGCGGTTGGGTAACCCATTATAAATCCATAGTAACCAACTGTTTGACCACTTTGAATATAAGTTGATGATGGTATATCAGTTCCATTTTTTACTGATTGATGGTTAACTAAAACTTTTACTACTTGTGTGCTATCATCTAAAGGGTTTATGTAATCAACTTTAGTAGATCCCGCACCAAAAGTTATATTGCCATTAGAATCTAACATAGCGGCTTCTGTTGATGAAGGCCTTGAAGACGGAATATTTAGATCTGCTGATCCAGATAATGTTCCTAATTTATTTGTGGCAAGTGTCGACATATTTTTATCCTTTTAAGTAACTGCTTTCGGCATTCCCCATAACTGCATCCATCCGCACACTTTATAAGTAGAGCTTTGTCCTATAGCTCTAAATCCGTCTATTGGCGCATTCAATGGTGCAGGAACTGAGGCATTATTTCTTTTTGGTTTATAATATTCCCATTGTATCCTTCCTCCTCCGTAACTACTCTCAGTGCTTAATGTTACTCCTTCCATATTCATATCTTTTCCTCTATTAACATAACCATTGTAATATCTAAAAGAACCTTGCATTCCTGGGCCATCTGATCCATACATACCGCTAGTATCCCAAGGAGTGGCTGAAGTAGAAAATCTATTGGAATAATTACCGTTATCAGTCATACTGGTTGACTGAGCATAATTTGTGAAAATAAATTCATGACCGTCATAACTTGTATTAGCATTAGGATTTCCCATTTCGTTATAATATTGAGTGCTACAACCCAAACCTCCACCAATTGGTTTTAAGGATTGAGATGATTGAAACATAGCCATATTTGTATCACCAGAGTAAGGCGCCCAGTATGTACTCATAGTATTTCTACCACTTCTTCCGTGAAGTATATGAAACCTGATTTCCCAACAATAAATATCTCCTGCTGCATATGTTCCGTTTCCATTAGCCGAAACTTTCATGCTTGCAGCCCAACCATCTTGTTCTAAATGATCAAATAAAATCCAATCGCTATTACCTCCAGCACTTAAATTTGAAAGAGTCGTAGCTGTAGCAGGAGCTGATATTACGCCTGTTGTACTTACTTGTAGTCCCTTGTTACTTGAAGGTAATGATGTAGGTAATGTTAAAGGAGCTGATCCTGTTAAACTTTGTATTTTTTCTGTTCTTACTGTCATATTACACCTTTAATGAATTTAAACTTACTTCAGACCATGCAAGACCTTCATTAATTGAAGATGCTCCACTATAATCAAATAATCTAACTTTTTCTACTTGATTTAAAGTGCTGTAATACCAAAAACTATTTGACCAAGTACAATTTCCCGCGGTGTCACTATCGTAATTTCCTCTTCTCCACGAAGAATAAGCTGTACAATGTAATCTTCCTCCAGCTCCGCCATTTACACTGCTATCTTCAACAACAGCTGCTTGTCCTGCTGAAACAACCATTATTCTTGCTTCCATATTAAACACAGGTCTTTCATTTTCTAAAGACGTAGCAGTAAATATTTCACTTGATGCTGAAGCTCCAGGAACATCATAAGAACTATGACATAATCTATGTTCATTCCAGCTTTGGTTAGAATATTGTTGATGTGACGTGCCACCTCCACCAGTGCCATTATAAACTCTAAATCTCATATTAGTGCTACTACTTAAAACATTGTTACTTGATCCATCTAAAAATTCTAGTCCTAAAAATCCATCAGCTGCTAAACAAACCCCAGAACAATTAATCCATATATCTTGAACATTATCAGCATCTGTACCAGAAGGCACTACATCCAAAGTCATATTAGAAAGAGGAGATGCTTGTGTTGCTCTTACTTTATCAACAAAAACACGACTTATATCCCCACTAGAATTTTCTAATCTATCTGTAGAAAATCCTAAATCTCCATAACCTAAAACCCCACTACTTGTAGAAGTTAAAGATGATTGAGACGATGGATAAGTAGTCGGAAGAGTAAAATCTTCTCCACCTGGTGTACTTATCTTATTTGTTTTTATTAACGATGCCATAATATTACCTTTTTACTATATATTTAATTCCTTTGCAATTTCTAAGCTACTTGTCCTAATGTAATTTGAGACTGACTTTGTTTTAACTTAGCATAAACTTGTATTCTTCCTCCATTTATTTTTACCGAATTTCTATATGAATAATTGTAAGGAAGAAAATACATTTGATACCCTCTAGCATGAGCGCCCGTAACTGGATAGTTATTGGTTTGATTGCCGCTTGAATACCAAGACATTCCGTTTATTGTTCTTACATAATCAATAGCGCTAGTAGATGCAGCGGCTAAAACATTATAACGAAAATAAAAACGAGGAGCATAGATTTGATTGTCTATTCTTATGTCTCCTGTAAAAGTTGAAGCCCATTGTGATTTTGGATCAGTGCTTGTAAATCTTTGAACTGGTTGATTCTGACTATCTGAACCTACTCCATAATTATTACTTCCGCCTGTCATTCCTAATCCATAATCACTACCATTATAACTACCACCATTTACAGCCCAACTTCCTCCATTACTATTACCTGATGCGTTGAATGATCTGTAACTTAAGCTAGTTGAAGAATTATACCAAAAATTACTTCTCCAGTTCCATGATTGTGTTCCTAAAGCTATTGCTGAACCAGCAGCAGACATTGGTCGTAGAAAAATACCAGAGCTTGGACTATGATTTGTTTCTAAAATGGATACAAAATCCATTTCTATTCTAAATGATTCTATGTCGCTAGTTGCAGCTGCACTACTTGTTGGAACAATAAATTCTACATAATTTGTGGTTCCAACATAATTATTAAAATCTCCATCATAAATAAGTGTTTCCCCTTGAGGTGATAATGTTGGCACGCTGCTACCGCCTGTAGCGCCTTTAACTTTCAAGCCACCTTGTCCATCTGTTACAATTGCTGTGCCGTCACTACTATCGGATGTTGGAAGTTTCCATGATATTGGCCCTCCTGTTGATATACCATCGCCATTATTTACAAATGTTGTGCCAACAGGAGAAACAGTTGCTTTTATTCCGTTATTTATAGTAACCGTAGCATAAGCATTTATTACTGGTGAAAACATAGTATCAGCTGTAATGGTTGTATCTGAAGTAAAATCAGCTGTTCTGTCCATAACGGTTGAATTAGAAATATCTACAGCATAAAGATCAGCACTATCTACAACAGTTAAGGTATTGCCACTTGTTACCTCATAATCAGATGAAGTAAAGTAGGCTTTATTAAATTGTAATGTTCCTTTAAATTGACCAGTAAGAGCTTTATCCGCTGTCAATGTTTCAGTAAATATAGCGTCTGTTTCTACAACATTACTTGCCATATCCGTAGCAGAAAAAGCTGCATTGTCAGCCGGGTATGTAGAAAATATTTCAGGAGCAGCAGCAAAGTTAACTTTGTTGTTAGAATTAGAAGAAGATTTAATTTCTGATCTAGATAAAGTCCAAGGAGTACCAGAAGTTAAAGTTCCTTTACCTACCTCAAAAGCATTATTGGAAGAATCAACAGCACAATAGAAGACCTCATCACCCGTTGCATGAACGGCTGAAAAGGCTCTAAAACCTCCATCAGCTCCAGTTCCAGATAACGAGAATGTTCCCGTGCCTGTTGTGGTAGCTTCTTCCTTGGTTCTATCATAGAATTTCAGGGCCATAAACCTACCTTTTTAAATCTAAGCTATTCTAATAATAGCGTTTGTTGCGTCAGCAGCTGGGAATTGAATTGTAAAATCTCCAGCAGAACTTGTTTTATCACTACCAAAATCTAAAACACATACAGCATTATTTCCTGAAAGACTATAGTTGTAAATTAATGCTCCTCTAGCAGTAATAGAGCTAGAAGACCAAGTTACATCTGCAAAGTCTGTTAGGGCTGTTGTTCCAGATAGTGATGGCGTTACATTAGTCAGAGACTGACCGCCAGCTGAATAAGCTGTTCCAGTTGCCTCATTACCTGATGCGTATGCGGTTGTAGTAGCGTCTAGAGAAGCACTATTAGTATAGAGAGCCACATAATATGTGTTCCCGGTACCAGTGCTAGTCGTAGTTCCACCACCACTTCCGTTAGTAAAGTTGTGAAGACCTTGCAACAATTCTTGTTTAAAACTGCTACACATTGCTTGCGTTATTGCCATTACATTCTCCTTATTGATTCAGCTAACGAACGATGTCCTTCTTTTTCAAGAAGGTTTATTACATTAGTGCGATCACTTTGAACCGCTTGAGTCATATATATAACTAATACATGAAAAAGCTTTTCTTTGTAAGTATTAATTTGCTCTTTAATACCATCGGGCGCATCGCCACTAACATAAATTATTCTATCCATAGCTAATTTAGCTACTTCTTCTGGAGTCATTCCTCTATTTTGCGTTGTTATAACATTAACATCTCCAGTATTCATTTTTACTTCTGCTGTAAACATTTTAAGTCACCTTTTGTCTTACTATTGTTGAACGATATTCATCTGTACGGTTACGTCCCTCTCCAAGATTTTTCAACCTAGACAGCGCTTCCATATAACGATCATTATACAGTTTTATTAAATCCGGCTCACCCTTTAAAAATGTGTAAGCCTCAACTAATGATCCATATAATAATGCGTTTTGAGCATTAGTACCAAACCAAGATGTTCCATCTGTAGATGTAGTTATGGAAACAGGCTTGTAATAATAATGCAATTCTACTTCATATGATTGATCCGGGGTGGGTGAAAGTATAAAAGTATTTTCATCCCATAAAGAATAATATTTAGGCATTCCTCGTGTGGTATCAGGATCGGGATCAAATGTTTGTAAAAAATTAACATCTTTGTTTAAAAGAAAATGATGTGTTCCACTAGAAACAATACTTAAACTATAGGTAGATAAAAAATCATCTGGAGTAGAAAGATATTTATTGTTAGCTGTGGTATTACCCGTAGAATTTTTTCTATCTAATGGTAAATCTGATTCGCTAAACATTCTTTGTTCAGCATTTTGTATAAAATTATCTAAATTAGCAACAAAGGTTGTTCCTGAATCTTCTACAAAATCTTGTATAGCTGTTTTTAATGTTGTGTATGTGTATGCCATTATACTACCACCGTTATACTACCTAATTGTCCATTTAAAGAATTAGTTCTAAAAGCATGACCAATTAAATCTTCTTTTGAATTAACAAACCCAGGATTTTCTGTTCTTACCACACCTTCACCAGCCTCTACATCAATACTAGGTCTTGGCTCGTATAATGCTTGGGGATCTACAGTATTTGTAGGTATTTCTAATTGTGGTTGTTTTGGATCATAACATTCAGGACATGCTTTCCAATCATTCCATTGTTTTTTTAATTGATGTAATTTATATCTTTGACCACAAATGTCACAAATAGCAATTGCAAATTTTCCAAGAGCGTAATTCATTATCTTATCATAAAGCTCCTCATGTCTGGAGCTACTCTAAAGGATGAACGAGGTTCATCTTGATCAATAGCTCTTCGCATATCATCTTCATATGCAGCTTTTAATAATTCTGTTCGTTCAGGCGCTTTTTTAACAGAAAGCATATAAGCTAACCCACTTGCTAAACATGGATAAAACCTAAAAGGCATTTGTAAAGTATTAGTTGCCGCATCAGCGTCATCCATTCTTACTAATCTATTATAAATTATTTTATCTGTACTATTATCTGGAGTAGGCCATAAATATATTTTAGGATCAATTTGTTTATCTACAAAATATTGAGTTGGTCTAGCTTTATTAGATTTATCAGGAATATTTAAAAATTCTGCACGGCTTACCATTCCTAAAGACATATCTGTGTCAGTTCCATTTTGATTTCGTCTTAAAACAGCATCTAATACATCAATCGTATCTGATCCGGGAGAAATATAGTTTACCCCTTCAGTTACAGTAGTAATAGTTTGTTGAATAGTCCATTGATTAAGACCTCGGTTAGCCCAATCAGCCAAAAGTAAATTCATAGATCTTTTAGCTGTTTCTAAATCATAACCTGTTCGTAACTCTAAACCGCATCTTTCATAAGCTTCCTCAATGTAGTCAGTTACATTTAATTCAAAATTTTTAGAATTACTTAATGTCATTAACTATACCTTGTTGCCTTTCTTCTATTAGACATGATTTTACCACATCCTTTATTTTTTTTTATTCTTACTGGTCCGCCTTTACTATAAAAAGATCTTCTAGTTAAAGTGCCAAATTGAGAACGACCACTAGCCATTTTCAATCATCCTATCTATTTTATTTTCTAATCTATCAAAGCGTCTTAGTAATTGATCAAGACTATCAGCATGTGATTTCTTAGACACATAATCTTCAGCAGTCTTAACTCTTAATTCATTTAAATCTTCTTGCACTTTATTCATCCTCACGAATAAGTTGGCAATGGCGTAAGTACCGGGGGCAATTAAGATGGTTAAACCAACATTCCATAGTAAGTCCATTTCCATCTTAATTTCCTATTACGTGTAGTATATTTGAGCGTTGTCAATATTCGCATCCGTAGTAACTCGCAGTCCGTCTTTTAAACGAACTCCCATGTCACCTGGAATATAAACAGAATCATTATTATTAGCGCTAACAGAATATGTTGTCTGTGTTGCCCAAGATCCATTTACTTGTGTTTGAATATTAACTGTACCTTCTCCTCCAGCGCCCGCAGAAAAATCAATCCCTTTAAAATATGCAATTGTACTTGCATAATTTACAGCAGGGTTTGCAGACTGTGGATTAATGATAGTTTCAGTAGCATTAGCTCCTAAATTTGCGACACTAACTGGTCCAGCCATTTAAGCCTCCTATGATAAATTATTGTTCTGAGCGTATAGAACTGTAACAGTAGCAACACCGGCTGTTCCGTCTCCAGTTGCTCCAGTAAAGTCAGCAAGAACCTCTAAATCAGTTGTTCCAACATTAGTAGCTTCAGTATCTAAAGTTCCATGTGTTGTTCCCACTGCTTTAGTGTTTATGCCGTTTAAAAAAGCATCTGCATCTGCTGCAGTTCCTACAGAAATAGTAGCAGCTCCAGTATCATCACCAGCTGTTGTTACGTTTAAGATAACATCAATAATCTGTGAATTAGCAGGTATAACTGCCATTCTTTGATTAAGTTTACTTGCACCAGTAATATCAGGAACTGCTGATTGGTTCATAGTTACATAACCTACATTAGCAACATTTGTACCAACAGTAGTGCCTGTTGTTGCATCGATTGTACCAGCCTTAACTGGTCCACTAAAAGTTGATTTACCCATTGTTTTTCTCCTTGTCAGTTGAGTAGCCTGTCGAACACCATGTTCGTCAAAGATTCCTCATAATATAAAGATTTTGGGGAGAATGCAATAGACAAAAAAAAGGGTAGACATAATCTACCCTTTTCTCAGAAATTTAAAAAAGACTAAGCGCCTTTTGAACCATAAATTCCTCTAGGATCAGACCATCCAAAGCTGTATCTTTCTCTAGCTTTGTATCTCATGTTTCCTGTGTTGAAGTCACCTTCCATTGCTGTTCTTAATGGGCTTCTTTCAAAGTGTTTCAGACCATTAGGAGCATCGGTTAATACAAACCATGCATCCGGATCAGTTAAGAAGTGATTTACTACATATCCTTCAGGAACAGCACTTGTGTTTCTGATAGCGTTAATATCGTTATCAGCAGTACCTACTCTAAGAGTAGATTCAAGTATTCTGTCAGCAACAAATCTTAGTTGTGACGGAACAACAAGTTTTCTTCCGTTAAGAGCAACGATTAAATTTCTTTCGTCTACAAAATTACTAATATCAATTAGTGCATTTTCTAGAGAAGCTTCATTTAAATCGGCATCTGTAGTAGGTTCGTTAGCAAACGTTCCTCCATATGCTAGTGGGTGAGCAGTTGAGAAAAGCTCAACACCGTCACCACCAGTGAAGTTATTGTTAAAACCATTGTTTAGAACATTGGCTGCCTTAACCTGTTTAGTGTGATTCATTGACCTAGCTAATGCTTTAGTATAGCGAGTTGCTAGACGATCATACAAGTTATCTTCAACAGCTTCTTCCGTTAGAGCAAATGCAAGAGCAATTGTCTCATGTGTATAACGAGAAGTGTAAGCTTCTGAAGCTGAGTCGTATTGTACGCCTGCACCTTCTGCTTTTTCCGCAGCATTACCAAATCCAACAAGCATTACTTCTTCTTCAAATGCTCTGTCAGAAGATTCTGTTTCAAAAATCTCTCGGGATTCGTCGCCATATTTAGCATATTCAAGTCCAAATAAAGCGTTGAGGCCAGGTTCTAGTTCTTTTGCGAGTTGTGCGCGTGATATAGCCATGTTAACCTCCTATGCTAGACCGTCAGTGCCACCAGAAAACACTGAATTGTTAATAGTAACGACCACGTTGGTGTTAGCAGACGCTGTGTCACTGTTATCTGGATCCTCAGAAATGCCAATGGCTTTCAAAGGAAGAGTAGCAGTGGTATTGCCTGTCGTGACGTCAAGTTCTAAGTGTGAAATACCAGAGTTAACATCTCCCTCAGGTGAATTATCAACAATATCAAAATTGCCGAATAAATCAGTTGTTGGGAATGTGTCATCTGCTTGTACTTCATAAACAACACTAGGATCACAAACTACAAATGCGTAAATGTCACTTGCTGCGATCGGTTGTTGATAGGTATTGGCCCAAGTCGGAGTGCCGGTGGTTGGATTTGTATATCTACAGCCGTTAAATACTCCAAGAACAGGATCTGATTCTCCAGCAGCTTTTCTACCAATTGTACCGTTAGTGAGAGGCTCTACGAGATCTCCTTGATATAAACTGGTAGTATAACCACTAGCTACACTAAATCTGTCTTGGCCGCCTGTAAAATCACCGCCGCCGATCATTCTAATTGGACGCAAACCAAAAGGGGCATCTTTATTTGCCATGAGTTAAACTCCTTTTAATTTAGAGTTGACTAATTATTTATCAACTCTGGGTTGACCAAATGATACTTGTGTTCTTCTTTCCGGCTTTTCTTTAGGCATTAAAGGATTTGAATCCTTCATCCAGTCATTATCAACAGCTTCCATTTGCTGGTTAGATCTATCGCTATAATATTGTTGTCTCTGTTGCCTTAATTCTTCTGGGAACCGAGCTAATAGCAATCCTCCAACTCCGATAATGCCCGCGTATCTGCCTTCAGCTACCGGTAAATCAGAATCTGGATACTCATCCGCTCTTACAAGTTCATAACCTTCTTGCATTCGGCGATGGACATTAGATTTATCTTCCTGTCCTAACATTTCCGCGCGAATCCAACGATGAACAAATCCGTCTGGAGCATCCGGGGCGTGCAATTTATTAGGTGGCCGCCATTGCACTGGGCGAGTTGAAGCTTCTCTTGTTTCTTTATTCCGTGAAGATCTATCAGCTGCTTCATTAGCTGTAGTCTCATCCGTAAATTCTTGTTCTTTTTTCGGCATTTTTAACTCCTATTCCGTTGTAGTTTTACTAATTCTTTTGCGTATTCTTCTTTAGGTACACCAAGTTTATTAGCAATTTCTAACTCGGACCTTGTTAATTTAACAGATTTTGGTTTTTTTGCAACTGATCTCCCACTTGTTACTGATGCAACAGGTGATTTAGGAGTTGTACTTACAGTTTCAGTTTCTTCAACTTTACCATTTCCAACACCTCCAGCGCCTAACCAAGGTACTAGTCTGTTATCTAACTCAGCGTAGTATTCGTCAGAAGATCCATCAAAACCTTCGTTAATTAAATCCGAATGAATACCAATTGCTACACTGGTTAATTTTTTATCTTCACCAAACCATTCATTTTTATCTGACCATGTAACCGCTTTTGGATCTGGATCTGGTTGGGTTACAGGCTGAGATTGAGGTGCCTCTCTAGGAATTTCAGCAAGAGTTTTTTGCGTTTTTCTCCTTTGTTCTAAACGATTTTTATAAAGTCTAGCCCTTTCTTTTTCAATCTCAACCTGAGATATAGCACGCGATGCCGCAGCAATTCTTTTAGAATCTCCGGAATCTAAAGCTTCTTGAAGAGCAGCTTCAGCTTGATCAGACTGAGATTTAACTCTAGCTTCAAACTCTGCTCCATAACCTGCATCTGTTTGATGTAGTTTAGATTCTAAAGTTTCAGCTTTTCTTTTCATTGCTTCGGCATACTCAAGAGCAGAATTTTCTCTTTCCTCTGCTTCGCGCCTTCTACGTGTTAATTCATTAATTCTAGTTTGAGCTTTACTTTTTTTCTTTTCTAGCTCTTTTTCAGTTATTTCCTCTTCAGTTGTTTCTATAACTTCTGGAGTTTCAGAACTTTCTTCTTGTTCTGGTTTCTCTAAAGTAACAGTTTCTTCTTCTGGTAATTCGTTTTCTTCCATTATTTTCTCCTAAAAAGTTTTTACATCACTTGGTTCTAAGACAGTTGCTAAAATTTCATCGTCATTTAAAATTCTTACTTCAAAATCTTCTAGCTTAACTCTTGTCCCGGCATATCGAGCAATAAGAACCCAATCACCTTCTTTACAATAATCTCCATTTGGAAATTTATTTTTATCTTGATAACAATCTGGACCGGTACTTAAAACATAACACACGGTAGTCGCAAGAGCTTCTTGCTCTCTTACTTTATCAGGAATAAAGATACCTCCATCACTTTTTGCTTTTCCTTGATAAGGAACAACAATAAGTCTCCATCCTGTGGGCTTGGGCAATCTTTCTTTAATATCTACATTAAGTTTTTTAGGATCTAAAAATCTATCTTCTTCTTTTACAAAAGCAGATTTATAATCAACATCATCTGTTATAGGTTTTACTTTTTCATCTGTATATTTATCGGGTACAAATAATTTTTTCTTTTTAGCCATCTTCTCCGTCCAATCTATTCATTAACGATTGGATTTCAGACTCGACAAAACCTAGTGATTGCAGTTGACCGACAATGTTTTGATAAATGTTCCAATCTTCTACAGATCCAGTTGTTATTTGATCTGATAATTCTGAAGCTCTTTCCCTTATGATCTTCAAAATAAATTGTACTAATTCAACACTGTGCATCTACTACATAAGTGGGTATTTGTATACAAATGTCAACCAAAAAAGATTTATGTAAACCTATTTAGATTTAGTAGCTTGAACAAAACCAGCTCTAGCATACTTATCAATTTCTTTTTTCTTTTCTTTTTTCTTGGTTGTCTTAGTTTTTTTAATTTTCTTTTCTTCTGTCATAGTGACCTCCTTTATTTCTTTTTCTTTTTCTTCCAACCAGACTTCATGTCTGCGTATGCTTTTTTAGAGATAGTGCTGTTCTTTTTAGAACGACTTGTCCCAGCTTTTTTTCTTCTATTAATATTTCTTACTAAACTCATTTATTTCTCCTTAGTTAACATTTCCATCTTCTGCGAGCTTGCCTAATGCGAGAGTTAGGATTTTTTCTTGTTTTAGCACTACTTCTTTTTAATTGACCTAATGATCTTGCGCAATAAGATTTTCTTCTTTTAGCTGCCTTACTTCCTTTTTTAACTTTTCCAGTTACTGCTGTTTTTAACTTAGAACCCGGGTTTTTCTTACGATAAGCTTTAACACCTTTTTGTGTCATCCCCGCACCTTTTTTTGTAGGACGGTAATTACCACCTTTACCAGTTGTTCTTCGTATATTTTTAGCCATTTACTTTGACATTTTTTTGAATGTTCTGGCTAATTGTGCTTGACGAACAGTTTTTTTGTCAAAATTTTCAGGATTTTTTAAAACTCTACTTGCGTAAGTTTGAACACCATAACCAGCTTTCTTTGCTTTTTTGGTAAAAGCTCCTTCTTTTAAATTAGCTTTTTGAATCCATTTTTTATCTTTTGCCATTTTAATCTCCTATTGTGCTAACGGATTATCGTTATTGCCCATCTTATCCATTCTACCTTCAAGTCTATCTAATCTTTTTTCAATACT